ACTTGACAATCTTGTCAGCGGCGTAGGTGATCTTCGACGGACGGTTCAGCGAGACACCACCGAAGGAGGTGCTAGCCGAGGTCGAGGAGAAGAACGAGGACAGGTTGGCGACACCACCGACACCGGCGTTCGAGACACCAGTGATGCGACGGAACTCAAGCGCCTGGCCCTGAGCCTTGATGCGAGCGATGCTGTTGCGAAGGTACAGTTCCTTCGGGATGAGCAACGACAGGACGGGGTCGAGGTTGTACGGTACGAGGCCCGAGACACCAGAGACCGTGTTGTTCAACGGGCTGGTGAGGGTCAAGTCCTTCTGCAGGTCGGCGAGACCGTCGAGCGAGGACTGCACAGCAGCCAACTGGTCGCCCGAGACAGCCTTCGTGATTTCGCCCTGCAGCTCAGCGATGCGCGATGCAGCCGAGGCAGTCTTGACGATGCCGGTGGTAGGTGAGAACGAAATTTCCCCGCGCTTGTGAGCGTTGAGGGTGTTCGCGTGGACGGTGCTAAGGGCTGACTTGTAAGCCTCAAAGCGCTTGACCTGCTCGTCCGGCGAAAGGCCGTCGAACATCTGGTCAAGGGAAGGAGCGGCGAGTGCCATGCTGTTTCCTTTGTTAGTGGTTGGTTAGTTCGCTTCCAGGGCCCGAGCGGTGTCGAGGTACTGGTTGCGGAGTGCAGGGTCGGTGATCTGTGCGGCGAGGGCGCGGTAGCGCTGCGCTTCTACCTCACGGGCCAACACTGCGGCTGACTTGCTGGTCTGTTCACGGGTGGCGCGGAGTGCCGGCCCCCCAGGTGCAGCCATTGACTTCACTTCGTCGAGCGCGGCCTTTAGGAGTTCAATCTCCTCTGTCGCCTTGCTCAATTCAGCCTTAGCCGTCATGACTTCTTCAAGGCCCAGCGCCTTGACGATTTCGGAGCGCAGTTCGTCCTTGACCTCGGGGGTCGCCGTTTCTGCGCTTGCGTTCTTGATGAGGTCGGCTGATACGCCGAGACCGATGTAGGCCATCGTGTCGCCTTCTTTCTCTTCATCCCATCCGGTGAATGGGGCTTCGGTTTCGTTCTCTGAGGCTTCGTCAGTCCACCAGCAGAGGAATAGTTCGAGGGTCGTGAGCAGTTCGCGCACGTCGCAGATTTCGTTCTCGTCGCCTGCGACCATCTCGTCGAGNTCAGCCTTGATGGTGGCGATGAGGCCGTTGCGGATNGCTGCGAGGTCNGCCGCGTCGTGCTTCATGTCGTCGGCCTTGACCAACTCAGCGTCNGCGCCCTTCCAGTTGTCNGGAATCAAGTCCTCACGGCCCAGCGCCTTNGCNCGGGTCTTGATGTGGGCCTTCGCCTGGGCTGGGTCTTTGGCGCGTCCGATGCTCTGGATGGCGTTGCGCAAGTCNTTCACGCTCTTGATGGGGAAGCCNCCGCCAGGGAGTGCCTGACCAGCCTCAGCCATGTCAGCGCGTTCTGCGTCGCTGTAGTCCTTCTTGGCGAGGTCGGGCTCTGCGTCCTTCATGTCGCGGTTGTCGAGCGCCACGGGGGTCGAGACGCGCTCGGGCTCAGCGAACTCGGAGCGGCCTTCGGGCTGGTGTCCAGTACCACCGCACACGTCGCAGTCAGTCTCTTGGGTGTTGCCCTCGACGTTGGTCTTCTTGCCAGTGCCGGAGCAGGCGCGGCAGCCGAAGGGCTCGTCGCGGTTGAGCACTTCATGGCGCACTCCTGGCTCCTCGGTCATGATTGCTTCGGCGTTGAGCTCGGGGCTCTCAGCCTTCTCGATGTCGGTCACGGCTGACCCTTTCACTAGTACGCCGTCTACTGACTTGGCGATTTCGATACGCACGACGGGTTGGCTGGTCTGTCCACCAGGCTGAGTTCGACGACAGACCCCGAGCAGATTCTTCCGCCAGGCGCTTTGTTGTCCTTGATAACTCGTGCGTTCTTGATGCCGATGGAGAAGCCCGTGTAGATGCCCTCTTCGACCATCTTGGCGGCTTGCTCGTCCACGATTTTAGCCGTGACAACGAAGCCAGAGCCCGTCTGTTCCATTTCGGTAGCCTTACCGATGGCCTTGCTCTGGTGCATCTCTCGAATGTTGCCCAATGCGAACCAGTCTGGCAACGCAGACTTAAGCCACTCGGGGTCGCAGATTTGCTGGTCGAGGTCGAGGGTGTCGTCAGATGCTAATCCCTTGACGTACATGAACCCGTCCTTACCACGCTTGGCGGTCAGGTTGCCGAGGTAGATGGACTTGATTTCGTCGGTCATTGTTCTCCTAGTTGATGACTGGAGTGACGAAGCACTCGCAGTTGGGGTGAAGTGGTGGTGCGTCGTCGCCTACGTCGTGGGGGTTCGCCTCGCCCATAGCGGCGCACTCGTCGCATGGATCGTAGGTGTTCCAGTCCCATTGGCTGATGCCAGCCGAGGTGTACGAGTCCATCGTTGCGGCGATGGCGGCTCGGTTGCCCTCGGTGGTGGCGATAACCTGCGCTCTCTCGTAGGAGAAGGCGTAGGAGTTGTAAATGCTGTCGGCGATGTCCTTGTAGGGCAGACCCTGTTCGAGCCCTTGCCCGAGGATGTCTCCAACGGCCTTGAGCGTGGTGTCAGACACGCCCTTGAGCGTCACGCCTGCGTTCTCCATGAGCGTTGCTAGGTTGCCGCCTGCGACCTTTGAGGCCGCCTGTGGGTCGCCTGGTGTCCACGAGTCCCAGTCCGTACCGTTCGCTAGTGCGCCGATGGGGGTGTCGGGAGCAAGGTCGCCGAGTTGGTCGGCTGCGTCCTGCGTTCCCACCAAACCGCCCTCAGCGTGAACGTCCGAGATGTGCTTGCCCAGGGCGGTTGTGTCCATCTTGACGTGGTTGTCCACTGCCGCCGTGGCTGCGTTCTTGTCCGAAGCGGCCTTAGCGGTGGCCTGAACCTGCGCCATGCGGATAGCGGTGTCGAGCCCTGAGATGGAGTCCTTGAGAGCCTTGTGGATCAGGGAAGCGTAGTGCGCTGATACCTTGCGCCGCCGAGCGATGAACTCGGTCTGCTCTTTGCTCGCCTTAGTAGTCGAACGTCCTTTTGGGGTATCAGTTATCTGCGCTTTCAAGACTGCGGCCTCTTTAAGCGTGTGGTACTTGAACTCGAACTCCCGTGAGCGTGGCTTGCTGGCGAACTTGGCGAACGCCTTAGCCTCCTGCGCCCTTAGCGAATCGTGCGGCGCTTCGCTCGGACTCGGGCTTTCTTGACCGACTCCTTGCGCACCTTCGCCGCTTTGACCTTCGCTGCTTTGGCTGTCTGACTCACTGGGGGTCTCCTTCTGTCCGATGGTTTCGCCCGTGGTGTCCACTTCGAGCAGACCCTTAAGGAACTGGATGGTGGTTCCTGCGACGATGAACGGTTCGTCGGCTTCGGGCATCTCGTAGAGCGCCTGACCGAGTTCGCCCTGTACGTCGTTGAGGGTCTTCTGACCCGAGAACAGCGAGATTTGCAAAGCCTGCGCCTGCTCCTTAGCGGTCTGAGCGTTGGCTCGGTTCTGCATTACGAACGAGACGTTGAGGTCGGCGTTGAGGTAGCGACGGCTCAGGGAGTTGATTACGTCCGTGACGTACATCTCCATCGGGCGAGTTGAGACGCTCTCGGACGATTCGTTCTCGCCCTCCATCTGTCCCTTGCCACCGCCGAGACCAGCACGAGCCACGACACCGAGGGCCGAGGGGCTAACACCGAAGATGGCGGCGATGCGCTTGATGATGAACTCGTCGTAGTCGGACTTGAATCGCTCGTCCTGCGAGGGCATGGCGATAGGGTCGAACCCGTCGGGCAGAACTTTGATGCGGTGACGCTCGGCGGTGCTTCCCGTCAAGCGGTCATTCAGCACTCGCTCGTAGCCTGACAGTTTCTCCAGGCTGAGTTCCATCGAGTTCGTTTTCATGAACGTCGTCGGCATAGAGCCGAACTGATACTCGGCTCGCATCCACGCTTGGCGATCTAGGTAGAGCGTCGCTGCTGGGATGCACTCCTCGACGGGCGAGAAGCCATAAGGCGACCAGGTGCGGCGGTTCTTGACGTAGACGCTCATCTGGTCGGTCTTGAACTCGCCGTACTTGCCAGGGGAGTTGTAGAAGTCGCCGTCGGACTCTGGTGAGGCCACGAACTCCCCACGGGGGAAGCCCCAGAGCACCTGCTGGAACGCTGGCGATGGTGGGTGAGGCACGTCGCCTCGGTTGTCGAGCAGAATCTTGATGGTCGGTGCGTCGATGATGTCAATTCCGATAAGGTCGCCGCCGAAGTTGTAGCGAGGGTAGAGGCACAGTTGGTCGTAGACGAACACCTGCCACAGCGCCTCGGTCAGCCACTCGCTCCACGAGCGGTCACTCTGGACGTAGGGGTTCTTCCAGAAGGCCGTCAGTCGGTTGATTTCGTCGCCGTAGAGGTCTCGCCCGATGCGTGAAGCCTTAGCGTGTGAGCAGTTCTGCTCTTGCATGATCTGAGCGATGGCGCTCTCGGAGAGGTCGAACGACCAGTCTTGCTTCACGAGGTCGCCCACACGAATCTCGATGGCACGGTGAACGATGTCACACTGCTCAGCGAGAGACTTGAGGACTTGGTAGGGAACCTCGGACTGCGTAAGGTTGAGGTTCGTGGCGAC